TCGTGGTCGCAAGGTGGAGGCGATCGGCGGCCTGAAGTCGGTGGTGGCTACGCCGGCGCCGCAGCTCTTCCTCTACAAGGCGGTGACTGCCTGGGCCATCCCTAAGCTGCGGGGCGTCCGCCATCTGCCGCCGGCGGTGGTGAGTGTCGAGGTCCCGCTGGAGGCCTTGCCCGCCAAGCAGGCGAGAATCATCCGCGCCGCCATCGAGGCCGAGCGCGTCAAGCGCAAGCGCATGGAGGAGAGGGCTGGTGGCATGATCGTGTTGAAGGACAGCTTCTACGACATGAACACCTGGGATCCCGATGGCCGGCCAGAGTCCACCCGGCGCGAGTGGCGGCGCAATATCCACAAGGTTCTCGACGAGATGCTGGCCGAAGCTATGGACAGCGCCGGGGCGATCCTGCGCGCCGAAGGCCTGCTGCTGAGTGAGGCCGCTTGACGGCGGTCCATCGTTCCATCACTATTTGTCCCATCCTGCCGATCTTGCGTTTGAAGGATTGGCGAACAAACAAACCCGGCCCTCGCGCCGGGTTTTTTGTTGCCCACGATTTCATGGTGCGCGTTCCGCGCCTTGCCCGGTCATGGCCGGGCCTTTCTATCCACGCAGTGCCAGGGCTGGCGAAGCCTGGGGACACCCTTATGAGGACTTCCACAATGACCGAGCCGGCCTCGACAGCAGTTGGCGGGATCGCGCTCTACAAGCTCGGCGCCTTCGGAGGCTTCGCCTTCTTGGCCGCCATCCTGGTGATGGTGATGACTCTGCCCAAGTCTCCGCGCGAGTTCGTGGTGGCCATGATCTGCACCGTGGTCTCCAGTGTCTGCGGTGGTGCGTTCCTGGTCCGCTGGCTCGACATCGGCAGTTGGGTGCAGGACGACATCGGCATGATCGCCCTGTGCGGCGTGATCTTCGTCTGCGGTCTGCCAGCATGGGTGATCGTCCGGGCCTGGTTCGCCTGGAGCGAATCGCGCAAGGACAAGGCGCTGCCCGAGATGGTGAAGGAGTTCCGCGAAGGCACCGGTCTCTGAGGGCGGGACCATGCGCGGGAGCATCAACGCTCAGGACCTAGACGACGCCGTCGCCTCCCTGGCCAGCCTCGGCGGCGATCTGCCGAACCGCGTGCTGGCCGATGCGCTGAACCACACCGCCAACCAGGCGAACCAGGCTCTGCGGTCGGAGATTGACGATGTGTTCGATCAGCCGACGCCCTTCACCCGCAACGCTATCCGCATCCTGAGCGCTACGCCGAACCGCTTGGAGGCTGCGCTGTGGGTGAAGGACGAGAAGGACCATGCATCGAAGGGGCAGGCGCCGGAAGACTGGGTGGCGCCCCAGGTGTTTGGCGGTCCCCGCGTGGACAAGGCTTCGGAGCGCAACCTGCGAGCCAAGGGCATCTTGCCCAAGGGGATGTTCATCGTGCCCGCCGCAGGTGCTCGCCTGGACCAGTACGGCAACATGAGCCGCGGCCAGATGATCCAGATACTGTCTGGCCTGGGTGCCCTGGAGTACCGCGAGGGCTCCAAGCACAACGCCACCGACAGCGCCAGGTCACTGGCCAAGGGGCACCAGCAGGCCTACTTCGTGATGAAGCGGGGCAGGGTTCCGATCGGCATCGGTGAGCGGCGCGACAAGACGCTGGTGATGGTGCTGGCCTTCGTGCGCTCGCCCCAGTACCGCGAGCGCTTCAAGTTCTTCGAGGTGGTGCGACGCATCGCCGAGGACGACGCCAGGCTGGAGGCGAACATCGAGGAGGCCATCGCCAAGGCTGCACAGGGGCGGACGCCGACTGAGTGGAGGCGCCGGCGCCAGTCAGGCCTGCGGGCTTAAGCCTGGGCCTGTGACCTTCCGCGCCGCGCCTTGAGTGGCTGCACGGTTTTGGTGCGGGATTCTTATTGTCCAGCACAAAACCTAAAACCAGCTGGAACCCTCAAGGCGAAAAAATCCCTGGTTGGGGCACCCCCTGTCTAGGTTCTCCCCCGGGGTGGGGCCGTCGAGGGTAATTCGAACCCCGACCGCGGACTACATACCAGCTTTTTCAGGAGGGGCCGTTTCCGGTTCCGGTTTGGTGATTCATGGCTACGCAGATCGAGATCGCGAGGCACCTCGACCTGAGCGACCGACAGGTGCGCAATCTGCTTGCGGATGGCGTCCTGCCTGGCTCGAAGGGGAAGGGTGGCTTCGACATTGACGCCTGCCGCCTGGCGTATATCCGTTATCTGCGGGGGCTTGGGAGCAACCAGGTCAAACCGGAAGCGGACCCCGAATACCCGGAAGGTATTGATCCGCTGGCCGATCACAAGCTGACGCAGGAGCGCTTGCGGCTGACTGCGGCCCAGGCCGAGGGCCAGGAGCTGAAGAACGACATCAGCCGCCGGCGCGCTGTGCCGACGGACTTCGCCATGTTTGCTTTCTCCAAGCTGGCGGCCGAGATCGCTTCGATCCTCGACACCCTGCCCCTGACCTTGAAGCGGCGTCACCCGGACCTTGAGGTTCGCCACATCGAATCGGTGCAACGCGAGCTGTCGAAGGCTCGCAACCGGGCCGCGCAGCTCGACGAGCGCCTGCCTGGACTACTGGATGAATATCTCGCAACCACAGCTGACTGAGCTCGCCTCGGCCATCCGGGCCGGCTTGAAGCCGCTGGAGCGGCCGGCGCCGCAGACGCCGGTGGAATGGGCGGACGATAACTTCTACCTGTCCAGCGAGTCGTCCTATCAGGAAGGTGCCTGGGAGACGCTGCCCTTCCAGGTAGCGATCCTGAACGCCATGGGCAACGACGAGATCCGTACCGTCAACGTGATCAAGTCGGCTCGGGTTGGCTATTCCAAGATGCTGCTGGCTGCCGCCGCCTACCAGGTCGAGCACAAGCGGCGGAACATCCTGTTCCTGGTGCCCACCGACGGCAGCGCCGCCGGCTTCATGAAGTCGCAGATCGAAACCATGATCCGCGACGTTCCGGTCGTGCGCGAGTTGGCGCCGTGGTACGGCTCCAAGCACCGCGACAACACGCTGGACACCAAACGCTTCACTCACGGCAAGCAGCTGTGGTGCCGCGGCGGGGCGGCGGCGAAGAACTACCGGGAGCTCTCGGCCGACACGGTCATCTACGACGAGCTGGCGGCCTTCGAGCCTGACGTGGAGAAAGAGGGCTCGCCGACATTCCTCGGCGACAAGCGCATCGAGGGCTCGACGTTCCCGAAATCGATCCGGGGCAGTACGCCGAAGATCAAAGGAACCTGCCAGATCGAGGCGGCTGCCGGCGAGTCGCCGCACCTGTTTCGCCTGCACGTGCCTTGCCCCCACTGCCAGGTGGAGCAGCCGCTGCTGTGGGGTGGCAAGGATTGCGAGTTCGGCATCAAGTGGAGCCCGGATCGGCCACAGGATGCCTGGTACAAGTGCGCGGCCAGCGGCTGCGACGTTCAGCAGCACGAGATGCAGGCCCAGCAGCCGAAGGGGCGTTGGGTATGCGAGCGGACCGGCATCTGGACGCGCGATGCCCTGGACTTCTACGACGCCGACGGCGCCGCCATGCCGACGCCGGAGTCGGTCACCTTCCACGTCTGGACGGCCTATAGCCCGTTCACGACCTGGGGGCGGATCGCCCTGGACTTCCTCAAGGCCAAGGACGACCGCAACAAGCTGAAGACCTTCGTCAACACCACCCTCGGCGAGACGTTCGACGAGAGCGAAGGCGAGAAGGTCGACTGGGAGGTGCTGTACGGCCGCCGCGAGGTATGGACCGGCCAGGTGCCGGCCCTGGCGGTGCTGCTGACCGGCTTCATCGACACCCAGGATGACCGCTACGAGGGGCGCGTATGGGCATGGGGCGAGGAGGCCTGGCTAGTGCACCGATTCATCCTCATGGGCGATCCGGCCAGCGAGGAACTCCGGCGCAAGGTTGGCCTGGAGTTGCAGCGGCAGTTCACCCGGGCGGATGGCCTGGTGATGAAGGTCGACCGCTGGGGTTGGGACTCCGGCGGCCACTACACCGACGAGGTGTACGCGGAGAGCCGCAAGCATGGTGTGCTCTGGGTGGTCCCCACCAAGGGGGCAAGCCAGTACGGCAAGCCAATCGCCAACATGCCGCGCACGCGCAGCAAGGCCAGCAAGGTCTACCTGACCGAGATCGGGACCGACAACGCCAAGGAACTGATCTACGGCCGCTACCGCATGCCCGTCGACACGGTGAAGTCGCAGGCCGGCATCTCGCAGCCCGGCGTCATCCACCTGCCGGCGAACGATGACATCTGCGACGAGAGCGAGACGAAGCAACTCACCGCCGAGGAGAAGCTGCGCAAGTTGGTCAACGGCATGTGGGTGCATCGCTGGGATGCCAGAGGGCGCCGGAACGAGGCGCTGGACTGCCTGGTTGGGGCCCTGGCCGCGCTGCGCATCAGCCAACAGCGCTTCGGCGCTGACCTTGACCTGCTGGCGCAACAGCCGGCGCCCGGTGGCGACGAGGCAGTGACTGAAGACGAGCGCCCGCGGGCGAAATCCAACTACTGGAAGCGGAACTGATGGCCTACACCCTGGAACAGTACGAGGCGCTGAAGGCGGCCATCGCCGAAGGCGCCTTGTCGGTGCGCTTCGCCGACCGCAGCGTCACCTATCGGTCGGTCGACGAGATGATCCGCATCCTGCGGCTCATGGAGTCTGACCTGGGCTTGAATGCCAACAGCAACGGCGGCCGCCGCTTCGCCTCCTTCTCGAAAGGCTTCTGACATGGGCTTCCTTGATACCTGGCTTCCCGGCCGCGCCGCGAAGCGCGCCGAGGCTCGCCTACGAAAAAAGCAGGCCGAGCTCCGGCTGCAGTTCATGGAGCGCCGTTTCGAGGGGGCTGCAGGCGGCCGCCGAAACGATGGCTGGCGCTCGGCTGGCACCGATGC